CCATCTTCTTCCAAAGCCCTTTTTAGTTCATCTTCATAAATTAATTTCATAGCTTGTATTCTGTCAGGTGCTTTTTTCATAGATAAGTAATAAGCAAGACCCGCACACATACAAGGTAAAAATCTGTAAGCTACATCTGCTTGTTGATCGTTATAAGCTGTAGCATCTTCAATTCTGTTAATAGTATAAAATTTTAAAGTTGTGTAAGTTGAAGCATCAGGTGCAACATATAAACTTATTTTAGGTGTCGTTTGTCTATCGACATAATACTGAGATGGCTGACCCGTAGCTAATTTATTTGGTAAAGCTGAATATGCAGATCTATCTATTTTTGTAAGAGCCACATCTTGTGTGTTAGCATTATCACCAGCTGCAGCCGTAGTTGATATGTAAGCTTCCAAAACATCGTTTACATTTGAGGCAACAGTGTAAGTAGCTGTTCCTGCTGTTAAGGCTTGTTCATTTAATTGAACTTTCCAAAGGTGCACACCTCTGTTACCCCAATCAGCAAATAATAAATTTAAAGACCTTCTAGCAGTTTTCAAATCATAACCAGCCATTGGTCTTAGGCCACATCTCTCATAGCCTTCGTCTATAATCTCGTCAATATTTAAATCAAATGATGTTGAACCTGATGTTGCCATAATTAAAACCTTTTCCTTATTTTAAATCCGCCTTTGCCTTTAGAAGATATACCTATATCTAACTCCACATTGTTTTTATAAATTTTATTATAATTTAAGTTTGGATCTATGTCGACTTTAGTGTCTTCTACTGCAGTTATTATATTATCTCCATATTCTGTTTTAGGCATGTCAAAAGTAAATAAATTTACTTTAAATTTTCCTTTATTTATTCGCGGTTTTTTTACATCACCACCAATGTCTCTTTTTAAAATAGTTTTAACATTTGTAGGTTTACCACCTACACCTTGTGCTTTACTTCTTTTTCTTGCAACGGCACTCCGTCTCTGAGAGTCTGTCATGCTTGCTGCTTTGGCAGCAGGGACGCACTTTGGATATTTTCTTTTTGATCCACTTGCAGATTTTCTTCCACATTTTTTAAAGCCTCCACCTTTTTTCTTTGATCCAATATCTACCCAGTCTTGTCTGAACCATTCTTTAAGTCCACCACTTTTCATTCCTGCAGGTACACAATTTGGGACCATTTTATTTCCTTTTTTCTTCATGCCTTTTTGTTCGTAACCAACCCAGCATGTGCCTCTTTTAGACATTAGATCATTCCTTTGTAATAAGACTCGTAAGACTTATTAGAAATTTTCTTTCCGCCTACTTCACTCTTAATGTAAGAACCCATGTACTTACCTTCACTTGCTTTTACTGTGCTTAAAGTTTTAGCTTGAGAAGCATGTAACTTAGATGCTTTTTTCAAACCCTTAATTACTTTGTTTACTTTTACCTGATCGCCTTTTGCGTATTTCATCATCGCACCAAGTTTTGCAGGTTTAGGTCCTTTAAAATCTTTTTTTCTTACCCCAGATGGATCTTTAATTTTTCCTGCACATATTTTAGATGCATAGGCATTAGCATAAGCGCTAGGGTACACCTTAAATTTTCTTTTTGCTGCTGCTTTACCTCTTGGACATAGTTTTGTCATAATACTTTACCTTTGTTTTTACCTTCTTTTAATCTATACTTATGTGTACCAGTTCCGTTAATATCTACTTCGCTTCTTAGAAGTTTAAACATAGACATAAGTTTAGTATCTTCAGATTTTTTTTGAACATACCTAATAACTTTGTCTTTATTTATCTGTTCTCTATCACTCATATTTTTTAGCGGCCGCATTGAGAGTGTTTTTTCTCTCCCTTTTACGGTTGTACAACTTATCTGATTGTATCACTTTAGGTCTGTATGTTCTAGACCTTACGAGTTTTGCGTATTTGTTTTTTGGCTTGATTTGCAATGCTAACCACCTGTCTTTTACCCATCACCTTTGCTCTTTGCTCCATAACAGTTAAAATCTGTATTTTCCTCGCAAATGGTTTAGATATCTTCTTAACTTTTGCAACAGTCGCACGAGCATCAGCAGGAGTCGCAAACTTAATTTTAACAGTATCTCTAGGATTCTCATCTGTATATAATCTCCTATCGGAACCTTTTGGTTTTTTACCAGTCCCTATCCTAGGGTCTCCCCCTCTAGAATAAACTCTAACTTTTCTTTTTTCTCCTCTAGCTCCTCTAAGCTTTCCTTCGATTTGAGCAGGAATTTGTCCTCTACCTATAGGCATATTACTCCATCCATGGTGTGTATGAAACCTTACCATCTACTCTTTGTGCACGCAATGATTGATTTCTATTATGATCTGTTGAATAAGAACAATGAATCCAACCCGATGTTGGTTCATTATCTTTGTAAAATTCTAAGATGAGCTGATCATATTCTAGCTCTGATCTAATCCAAGAAGCTAATTCTCTATTATCAACACCAGGTATTTCAAAGTCTGCTGCGGCTGCATTATCGTCTGCCACATGTTGGCTGTTCACACTGCTACCAATTTCTACACAAAGCTGAGCACAACGGAATCCTGATGATATAATTAATGGTTTGTCAAAATGAGATCTGACTGGCTGCAATATGTTTGTAGCTAATGCTTTAAGATTTTCAATCTGCGCAGGGTTAGGATTATTATTAATACCCTTACGCTCTGCTATCTGGCTCTTGGTAAGCTCGTCTAAGGTTATGTTTGCGGTTAACTTCATTTTTTCTTCTCCTCTATTTCATAAAAAAATTTATCTGTATCTTCTGTCTGCCACTTTCTTGAATCCTCTACATTCCATTCAGAAGTTTGTACTTTCCAATCTGGAACATTATCCTTAACTGTAAAGGATGGAATATCCCAAATCAACCTGTTGTTCGGTTGTGCTGCATAATTACCATCATCTAATGCTAATATATGCGCACATTTATGTTCATGTGGTATTTCAGAATGGTCTGTATCTAGGATATTAGACTCAGGATGAGCAAAATCCAAAGTAAAAAGATAAGCACCTGAATGCCACTTTTTATCCTTACCAATGTACTTGCCCGCTTGGCCATCTAGAATGTCCCAAGAATGAACAGCAGGAAAATAACTAAAACAGTTCCATAGAACCAACTCGTCAAGCCTACGCTTAGGAACATCATTCGGTTTAAAACCTCTTTGAATGAATGCAGATATTGGTAGACGATAGAAGACAGCTCCATTTTCCATAATACAATGAAAAAGAGGACTACGCCCCGTAATGCTCGATAAACCGAAGATAATACAATCTTCAACTTCTCCATGATGTTTTTTAAGATCATAAAGATACTCCCTTCTTATTTGTGCATACTGCACAGGTATGTTTGCGTTTAGGTAACTCATTTATCATTTAAACCATAATATATTACCACACATAATAATAGAAAAGCTATTATTGTATTGATTGGTAAAAATGGCTCTACAATTACATTTTCCATAATAATTTATTTTCGTCACTTAGATAACAATATTTTAATGAACTATTATTCATTATAAAATACAAATCATTTGTATCTTCACATATTACTCTACCTGGTAAATTAAGTGAAGTGTTAAGTACGGCTGGTAATTTAGTAAGTCGATTAAACGCAGTTATTAAATCATAATATTTACTATTAAATTTTCTATTTAAAGTTTGAATTCTACTATAATTATCTACAGAACACACATTTTTAAGCCTCTTATCCTTACATTTAAAAACAAACATCATATAAGGGGAGGTTTGATTAGGCTCCAACTCAAATAATTCTCCTGCATTTTCTTCTAAAACAGTACAAGCAAAAGGTCTATACCATTCTCTTTTTTTTATGTTGTTGATTTTTTGTAATATTTTTTCATCTAATGGATTACCTAATAATGATCTAAATCCTAATCCCCTTTGACCTTGTTCGGATTTACCACCAAATATAGCAATAGGTTCTTTAATTAAAATTTCTGCAACCTCTTGAGGCGTTACATTTTTACTTTTAAATTTTTCTAGAGATAATTTTGGACTAAAACCAGAACAAATGTGTTTTAATGGTTTTACTTTTACATTTGTATAATGCAAAGCAGAGCCTAAAGATATACCAAAGTCACCATTGAAAGGATCTGCTAAAATATTCTTTTTTAATTCTTCTTTTAAAAATGTATTATTAAGAACATTTTGAGCACAACCCCCTGACAGGACTAATGTATCATATTTATTATTTATTTTTTTGATTTTTTGTAATGCTAAAAGCTGAAAGACAATTTGAAAAGTTTTTACAAAGTCTAAAGATTTAGAATCTTTTGCTGTGTGATTAACACTTGGATTTAACATATACCTGTTAAAATAATTCGAGGGTTCCCAATTCTCTTCAATATTGCTCATCCAATTAAGATTCCAATTACTGTCAAAAACTAACTTGTTGGCAATGTCATTACTAAACTTACCGTATGAAGATAAAGCCATAGCTTTTCCTTCTTCATGTGCATTCAGACCTAATTCATATACTAATTTTTGATAAGCCTTACCTAATGAAAGGTTTCTTGTTATTGAAAATTTGTCAGTAATCAAATTTACCTGCCTATTTGTAAAATAGTATTTAAATATAGAATTTAATTTCTCATCATAAATACTTTCACATTCAGAACCTGTAACCCCATTTAAAAATTGATTGTTTTTATTATGTATAGGTTTATCTCCACCGTCACCATCGGCTATAAAATATACAGCGTTTTGAGGGTAATCAAAAAAATGTCTAGCACAAATAGCGTGAAATAAGTGGTGTTCGTTTTGGTAAATTGTAATAATTTTAGATTGATCTATATTTAAATATTTGCATAAAAAATATGTTATTGGAAATCTGTTACCCTCAGACATACTAGTAACAACGACTTTATCAAATTTTATTTTTAAACTTTTAATTTTATCAAATAATTCTATGGTTGGATAAAATTGATGTTTAAGTCCGTTAAATCTATCAAGCTGATGGTGTATTACTATTTCATCGCCCTCTAAAATAGTTACACTTCCATCGTGCCCAATATGGAATGACAATATATTCATTTACAGAAGATATATACTAATTAGAAATACCCATCAACCAAAGTATTATTAAAATATAACAAATAGGTTCCATTACTCTAATATTAAAGATTTAATAGAGTAAGATCCATCTATATTTTTTTCTAGTTCTGCTTTAGATTTAATACATTTATATTGAATGTTTTCTTTTGGGATTCGAGTAGCTTCCCTACGGTGCTTCAAACAAACGGACATCGAGTCTTGAATACGATGCTCTTTGATATCAGGTCCTACAAACATTAGAAGGGCTACAATGTGCTCGATCATTTATGACTCCCATTAGCTCTTACTTTATCTTTTAAGTCTTCAATATCTGTCAAAGCTTTTTCCATTTGTTTCTGTAAAAATTGTATATTTACTTTATTGTGCATCATATCCTCAATTCTTTTTTCTATCTTCTCGGTGGTCTTATAAAGATCCTCCAATAACATCAGCTGTTCCTGGTCCACGGGCTTCTGGTCTGAAGCCTTGAGTAAATCAGCCTGCATCAGCTCCCGAGATGTCTCCAACGATACTAACCTCGCTGTAAGTTCTGTGTAACCGATCACGCCCATTGCTACAAGCACGATGAGGCTAGCAACCGTTTTCATCGGCATCTGTACGGAAGCTGATTCAGAAATTTTTAGCGCCATAAATTACTTATAAAAACCTTTGAATATCCAATTAACCCATTTGTTCCATAAAGCTTTAGCTTTGTTCCAAATAGTTCTGACTACCCATAAAATTTGTTGTTTAATTTTTTCTAACATTTCCATCTCCTTCTAGCTTGTCTTAATCTAGAGTTTGGATCTGCAGC